ATTGTGAAATGCAACAAACTCACTTGCAATGTGAACTAATGCTTGTAAAGATTCTTTACCACCATTAATATCAACTTCACGAAGTAAATAAATTAAATCTCTTTTAACTTGATAAACATTAGATTTACCAAGATAAGATGTTAATTTAATTAACACATCTAAATCAACTAAAGCCAAGGCTCTGTTCATATCAGGAGTTAAATCCATAACTTGGTTACCATTCACGTCAACAAACTTTTCTGAAATATTTTTCATTTTTAAATATTTAATTATTAATAATATATATCAAGATATGGTAAAGGCTGTCTCACAATGGGCATAGAACAAAAAAAAGGAGAGTAATTAAACTCTCCTGTAACTTATTGCCATTTTTCCCACGTCTTAAATCCTGCAAGGGAAATAACACCTGTGAATAAAATAACAAAAGTCCATATAAATTGCTGAATATCACTCCAAGCATTATATTGTAACAACAAACTCCATACAGAGATGATGAAAAATATAAAGCAACAGAATGATAAATAAAATATAAATGTTCTCATAATGTATGGTAAAGGCTGTTTCACTATGGTTTATAGTGGTAAAACAAATAGAGTATTAAACTCTATCTGTTTCCACAACAACATCATTACTACCATATGCATCACAATATCCTGCACTACAAGATGACTTGCAAGAGCACATAGTGTAAATGAATAAACCTGTTATAGCAATATAAATTGCTAATCTAATTTTAGTTGAATCTTTCATATATTTATTTACTATTAGGATAAGGCTGTTAACAAACTATGGCAATTCTAAAGACCACAATCAAAGATTGTGCTGCAGTATGGGTATATATAGTTACAAAACTCAGACATCATTTATATATAATACATGAGAGATCACACATGATACTTACATTATTAACAACACATACAACATACCATTGATATCATACATCATACATAGTTAGATACACACAAGGTATAAATCTTTCCTACAGTAATTCTTTTTGTTTTTTATTCTCTGTGAAAACACAATCCTCTCTACAAACTTAAGGGGGGTAGCACCAGGGTGGTGGTGGGTGGGGGTCTTGTTATATAGGACCCACCTCTATGTCTACCACAAAGTATTTCTACCACCGTAACCCTTGACAATGTCCTCAGTAATTGCTATCTTATATGTATGAAGCTATTGACTTTTTTATTTTTATTCCCTATACTTATAGCATATGCACAAATTGATGAAGATTTTAATAGTTTTAATGGTACTGGGGAGTGGCTTAGTCCTGGGGGTAACACTGGTTCTCATGATGGTGATCTTTGCTTTAATATTACAGGAAACTATTTGGCTAATGAGTTCTATGTATTTCAGTCTCCTATGTATGACTTTAGTACGTGGAGTACAGTGGAGTTATTCTGGAATCAAGAAAGTAGTGTTCGTAATGGGGATAGTTTTAGATTATACTTATATGATAATGGTTGGAGTTACTATGATATTAGTAATCTTAGTGGTTATTATGGAGTCACTGTCAATACTACCACCACGGCCTTAGCTTTTGTATTAGTTACAAATGGATCAGGTAATCTTAATGGTAGGTATTCACATGTAAGGTTTTTATCTATATATGATCCGACACCTTTACCTGTAGAGTTATTAGATTTCTCTGCAAGCTTGCGAGATAAAGGAACAATGGTTGAATGGTCTACAGCATCAGAAAACAACTCACTGAAGTTTGATTTGTATAAATCTTCAAATGGAAGTACCTGGGGGATGTTATCAGAGATCCCTGCAGCGGGGTTCAGTAATAGTGAACTTACATATAAATACTTTGACACACGTATATCATCTGGATACAGCTACTATAAGTTAATTCAGATTGATATAGATGGAGAAGAAGATGTATATGGCCCCGTGTATACATACCGTAATGTATTTTCCGAGCCGAGGAAGTATAACTTAATGGGACAAGAAGTAAATGAATCTTACAAAGGTTTAATAATAAATAATGGTAAATTAGAAATAAATGAATAAAGAAGAAATGCTTGCAAAAGTTGAGTTTTTAAAAGAACAGCTTTCGGGTGATATGTTTGAAGATATGGATATCAAAGATGAGATACATAACTTACAAATGAAGATAGATGGGAATAAGCCAATGGATACAAGTATTGATTGTATAGGTTGTGGTTCTTAAAATTATTTCTATATTTGTTTAAAACCAACAAATTATGAGTGAATTTATTTTAAGAGGTCAACGAATATTGATTGACAAGCCTGAGAAGAAAGAGAAAAAAGAAGGTGAGTTAGATCTTATCATTCCCGATAACATGGAAAAAGATGCTGAGAAGGAGATGATGAAGGAATGGACTCATCTAAATGTTTGTGCCGTAGGTACAGATGTGACTGATGTAAAAGTCGGAGATAAGGTTTATGTTAAAACAGGCGCTTTACACAATGCAGAGATTATTGATTTAAATGGATCTATTAAAATGATGGTAACTGTACATGACATTGTAATGATATGGCAATAAAAGAATCAGCTAAAGATTGGTACAAAGATATGCATGAAGGAGTTTATGCAAATATGTCAAAAGGTATTGTACCTGTAAAGTCAGCTAGTGAAGATAGTATTGTTAAGTCTGTTAGAGATAAGTATCAAGAAAGATCTGATGTAGGTAAATTAAAGTATGGTAAGACATTAGATAGAAAAGATTTAACTATGAAAGAATGGTTAAATCATTTGCAAGAAGAACTTATGGATGCTACTTTATACATAGAAAAGTTATTAAAGGAAATACAATCATTATGATAGTAAAAATTCTTATAACTATAGTAGCATTAGTATCTATAATATTTTTAGGAGTAATATCTAATGCTCTTATCCAACCTATATGGAATAATACAGAAAAGAAAAGAATTGAAGACTTTGAAGGCAAGGTGTTAGGGTATGCAGGATTTGCAGCATGTAGTATTATATTTATGCTGTGGTATCATTATATTTTCGGATAGCTGAATATATAATCCTCTAATTTATAGCCTCTAGTTTTTCTACTAGGGGCTTTTTTATATCAATAATTTTTACTATATTATACTTGTATATTTATTTAAAAACACTAAAATGGCATCAACAGGATTAAAAAGCAGCTCTAAAGTTCTAAAAGAGTTTGCAATTAAAAAAAGAACACAACTTTGGCAGTATTTAAATACTAGTGTAGATTTCTTTCTTAGATCAGTAGGTCTTAGAACTACTAAAGAAATATTACCAGGTGCAACATCATCTACTGCAGCAAATCTTGAATTAGTAGAAAATGAAACATTTGTTTTAGGTGGAGTTCCTTATAAAAAATATGTTTTTCATTCTTGGATGGTTTTATCAGGCGCAAATGCTTATGTACAAGATATGGGTTTAATTAACGTATCTCAAGGATTTATGCTTATTACAGATCAATCAACTAATATTGTTGCTGATGATACAGCGGGTATTGGTGGATTTACTAACGGAGCTATTGCAAACGGAGGAACATTAGTAGAAGACAATGGTACTTCTATAACACAATTTGCTACACTTGCATATGTTAACCAAGATAATACCCTAACTGGTGTAGATGATAATTATATGTATTTAATATTAGCTAATACAGGATTAGTTTCATTAGAAGCAGAGGCATATGTAAAGTTTGAGTTTGTTGTAGAACAAGCTGCTAACGTAGAATTTATTCAATTTTAAAAAAAAATAAAATGGCAGAAGAAGTAAAATTAAAAGCTGTTGCTCAAGAAGACTCAATGACAGCAAAAACAAGAATTCAAACATTAGAGGCTGATGTTAAAATAGAAGCTAGGTATAAAGATGAACCAGAATTTACAGTTATATCTGATACAGCTATGGCTAAAGGTGAAGTGAAATCTGAAGAAGGAGCATGGGAAAAGGTTCCAGCAGGTAAAGAAATGGTAGAACGTAAAGTAACTATTACTCCTAAAAACATTGCTTGGTATAAGTCCAGAACTGCTGTTACATCTGTTAAACTAGGACCAGGAGATTATATAGGTAGTCCAGGTGAGTCTTTTAAGTTAGTTGGTGAAAAACCAAGAACAAAAAAACTTAGAAAAACTTATGCATCAGATGCTAAAACAACTAAGTTAGCTAAACTTAAGGTATAATAAATACATAATTATGCCAGCTAAATTTATACCAGAATCACCAGATCCTTTTTTAAAAAAAGGTGCAGACATGGCTCCAGCTAAGTTTGGTCATATTAATGAGATATTAAGAATGACTCAAAGAGAATTTGCAGATGATACAGCAGCTCTAGCTGCTGGTTTGCAGATCGGTGAACTTTATAGTCAACCATCTGGAGCAGTACATGTAGTAAAACCTTAAACTATGTTAAGAAATATAAATAACTTCTTTAATATCATTAAAGAGAAAAGAGTTAAAAAGACTCTTAAGAATACGGATATGATTCCTATTGGTTCTAGAGATACTCTTAATCCTTCTCAATATAATGATACTGCAATTAGTTGGCAAGATTTTCAATCAATTGGTGGTGGTGGAACAGGACCGCAAGGACCAGCAGGACCTCCAGGAGCAAATGGTGCTCCAGGTTCTACAGGTGCAACAGGACCTATAGGCCCTCCAGGACCAGTTGGTGCTGCAGGATTAAATTTTGTTGGTACATGGAGTGCAGCTACAGCATATAGTGCAAATGATGTTGTATTCTATAATGGATCAAGCTATGTTGCAGCAAATGCAGTTGGGCCATCAGCCACTCCTCCAGATACAGATACAGCTAACTGGGATTTCTTAGCATTACAAGGTCTAGATGGTCCACAAGGTCCTATTGGTCCAATTGGTCCAGCAGGAGCTAGTCTATGGACACCTATAGTACCTTTAACATTTGCAGGAGCTGCAGATACAATTGATCTTTCTACAGGTAATACGTTTACTATAGATATTACTGGAAGTACTACAATATCAATGTCTAATTTAGGTGTAGGAGATTATATCTTTATTGTTGATAATACTGGTGGCTTTACTGTAACTTTACAATCTGCTCCAACTAATACATTTACTAATAATGGTTTACAACCTGTATTTTCAGGCATAACACTTATGAAAGGAACTTCTGATGGAACAAGTATATACATTACTTCATTAGAGAACATGCAACAAACAACATAATATGATTCCAGTTAGAAGAAACATAGACACAGATGATTTAATCTTCTGGTTAGATCCTTCTAATCCTTTGTCATATATTGGTAATGAAGCTTCTGTAAGTTATACAGGAAATGGTAAGAATCAATTTGCAGGAACTCTTGACTTTACAAATACAGGTCTAGGTGTAACATCTAGAGTTTGGAATGATACAGCAGCTGGTATAGACAATGCTACAGTAGCTAATGAACCTTTAGTACTTGATCCAAATGGTGGAACTGAAACTACAGCTTTTATTGAAACTGCTAATACTGGTACTAAGTTTTTAAATACTAGAATTGAAATAGTACCACCCGCTCCTCAAGACTCATCTATTAGAGATCAAATTACTTATTCACTTTATGTAAAACAAGGTCCTGGAAGTAGAAATATTAGAATATCTCATTCTAATGCTCCACCCAATAGTACAATTATTTTTGATTTTTCTACAAATACAATTACATCTGCAGTTAATGTAGATGACTCAGGTTTTGAAGATGCTGGTGGAGGCTGGTACAGAATATGGTATACAACTATAATGGATACCACAACTACTCTTAATAATACTCAAGCCAGAACATACATTTATATTTTAGGTCCTGGAGATGCAATAACATATACAGGAGATGGTACATCAGGAGTATATATATGGGGTCCTCAATGGGAACAAGGTGTTTTATCTAATTATACAGAAAGACCTAGTGCAGCAAATTTTGAATATTTTCAAAACAATAAATTTGTAAGAATATCAACAGATACAACTCTTGCAAACCCAACACCATATACTACTTCATTTGAAGGTACAAACTTTAGATTTGATGGTGTAAATAGAGGTTTTTATGGAGGTGCTGATATAAGAACACCTTTTAGACCTAATCCAGATAATGCATCTTTACAAGATCATTCTGCATTTGCTTGGGTTAAATTAGATAAAACAGGAAATCCTGACCAAGGTTTGGGATGGTCTCCTAATCTTAAAGTATATACAGTTTTAGGTAATATAGGAGGAAGATCTAATAGTGGTGTATTTGGTATTGAAGAAAACGGTACTTCATTAATTTATAAATTAAGATGTATAAAGTCCATTGGAGGTGTTACATCTCCTGTTTTACAATCTGCGGCTATTGCAGATTTAGATAACAGTTGGCACTTAATTTCTTTTAGTTTTAATTTTACTTTAAGAACCGCATATTTTTATCTTGATGGTGCTCTTATTAGCTCTGAGCAAATATTTGATCCTATTGCTTCTATAAATGGTAGTACAGGATCTGGTACAATAGGATATTTTCCTATATCTGGGCAACCTACACCATCTGGACAATTTAAAGGTTCTATGAATAGTGTAGGACTTTATAATAAAGAATTATCTGCAGATGACCATGAAGGGTTATATAATGCAACTAAATATAGATTTACATAAAATAAAATAAAATGTCAATAGGAAATTTAAAAACAGAAGGTAGTAAAGGGACAAACTTCCCTTGGCAATATAAAATGCTTAAAGGTATAGGTGAGCTTGTTAGAGTATCAGGTGGAGGTGGATCCACAGCAATAAAAAGAACAGTTAATTCAAAAAGACCTGCAGCAGGTGATCTAGATGATGCTGGTACTATAGAAGATGCTTATTCTGCATCTTTTGCAAATGTAGGTGCAGTAGATATTAGAGTTGACAATACTATAGTTAAGGTTGGAGAAACTGTAAATTTTGATGGTGGAGGACCTTTACTTAGTGATATAAGCTATGATGCTAGTATTGCAACTGCAGAAGTATTGATAATTTATATAACGTAGTATGTCTACATCTATAAAAATACCACCTAAATATAATCCTGGATTATTTGCTCAGACATCTCCTGGGCCTATAGTAACCGATACTATAGTTCCAACAAGTATTATTGGTTCTGGAGTAGGAGAGTTAGTTGTACCACCAAATAACTTTCAAGTAGGCGACAGCTATCATGCTAAATTAGGAGGAATTATTTCTGCAGCAAATAATAACGCATTAACAATTATTATAAAATCAGACGGTACTGTTTTAGCAACATCAGGTTTGATACCATTATCCACAAGTACAAATCAAGCTTGGGAAATGGAAATAGACTTTACAATAATCTCAATAGGAGCAACAGGATCTGTTATAACAAATGGTAACTTTATTTATAATAGAAATTCAGGAACTTATGAAGGCAGAGCTTTTAATGATACAGAAATAATTAATACAACTACTCCACAAGCAATAGATGTAGAAATTCAATGGGATCAAGCAAGCGCAGCTGACTCTATAGTTTGTTATCAGTTTATACTTCATAAAACATACGGTATTACAAAGCTTTTTTAATTATGCCTACAAACATCAACTTTGATAAAAAATTAGGAATAAGTGGGGGAACAAAAATTTCTTTACCTCCTGAAACACCTTCAGAATAATTAAATTTTTTGTATATTAAGGCAAAAATCTAAAAATGAAATTAATTAAACATGCTAAAAATATTCATGAGTTAAAGATTAAAGGTACTCATGCAAAAGTTGCAATGTTGTCAGATTTACATTGGGATAATCCCAAATGTAATTGGAAACTATTAAAAAAAGATTTAGATTACTGTGTAAAAGAATCTATTCCTATTCATATAAATGGAGACATGTTTTGTCTTATGCAGGGTCAAGGAGATAGAAGAAAAAATAAATCTGACATTAGACCAGAACATAATAACTCTAAATACTTAGATAGTATTGTTGAAACAGCAGTAGAGTGGTGGTCACCTTATTCTCATTTACTTACAGTTATAGGTTATGGAAACCATGAGACAGCCATTATTAAATGGCAAGAAACAGATATATTATCCAGATTTGTAAAACTACTTAATCTTAAAAACCATACTAATGTACAAGTAGGCGGTTATGGAGGTTGGTTTATAGTTAACCAAACATTAAAGGAAAGTCCTCTTGGGAAAGCTAGCACTAAATCTATGAAAGTAAGATACTTTCACGGATCAGGTGGAGGAGGTGTAGTAACTAAAGGAGCTCTTAACCTTACTAGAGCTTTAGAAATGTATGAAGACTTTGATGTTTTTTCAATGGGTCACATTCATGAGAATGCTGCTCGTAATGATGCAAGAGATTCTATAGTACAAGGTCAAGATGCTTACAGACAAGTACAGAGGCAAATACATATGATGATTACGGGAACCTACAAAGAAGAATATGGTGATGGATCTAAAGGGTGGCACGTTGAAAGAGGTGCGCCAATTAAACCAGTTGGGGGTAGAATCATGACTATTGATTATAAAAGGATTAGAAATAATGGTGCAGACTATTATGAAAGACAAATAGATTCTAGAAAATTTCCATTATAAACCTAAGTGTAACTACTTATTATTTAAATATTTTTTGTATATTATATATATATATATTTATAAAAAATGGGAGTTACAGGATTTGAAATAGGTTTTGAAGCGTTAATATCATTATTATCAGCTATTGTAGGAGCATTAACTGTATGGTACAGTTTAAAAGGAAAGGTGGATATTCAGTCTGTAATTTTAAGTAATCTTAAATTAGACATGGATGAGCTTAAAGAAGATAAAAAATCAGGTCACCTAACATTACACAAAAGAATTGATGATGTTAAAAAACAGGTTGAAGAAAACCGTGTTACTCAAGACAGAGCAATAGCAGATCTAAAAACAGAAATGCAGGCTATGGAACTAAGAATAATAACAGCCATTCATGAAGCTAGGGCTAAGTAGTTTTATATTACTAATACTATTAATTACATCATGTACTCCTCAAAGGAGATTCATGAGACTTATAGAGAAACACCCTAAACTTCTTACAACAGATACAATAACAATACATGATACTGTTATTGTTGAGATCCCCAGTGTTATTCATGATACAGTTTTTACAGAACACTTCTTTACAGAAATAACTAGAGATACTTTAATACTTCAAAAGGAAAGACTTACTGTAAAAATATTTCATGACACAATAAAGAAAAGTGTTTATATATATGGAGAATGTGATACTGTAATTGTAGAAAAGATTATAGAAAGAAAGATACCAGTAAAGTATTACGAGAAAACACCTCTTTGGAAAAAGGTTCTAAATTGGTTAATTATAGCAGTTATAATTTATGCAATAGTTAGACTGTTTTTATTTTTAAAAAAAAGATTACTATGAAAAAGTTTTTTAAAGAATTATTAAGTGATGAGTCAGGACACTATTCATCAAAAAGATTAGGTGGTTTACTTTGCGTTTTAGCACTTGTAATATCATTAATAGCTAACACCTTCACTCATGGAGATATAAAGCCTGCAGAGTATCTTGTAGATGCTGTAGCTTTATTTGCATTTGGATCATTAGGGTTAACTTCAATTGACAAATTTACTAAAGCAAGAAATAAGAAATAAGATGGGGTAAGTGCAATTTTAGTATATTTAACATTCTTTTTAATATATACTATACCTACAATAATAAGATACTTATGGAAAAAATTATAACATGTCCAAATTGCAAAACAGAGTTTGATATGTCTGTTACACCTCATCAAACTGAAGAATCTAAATATCTTTGGATATTTGACAATGGTCACGGTGGAATAATAGATGGCGTTTATCAAACTGCTGGTAAAAGATCTCCAGTTTGGCCAGATGGTCAACAACTTTTTGAAGGAGAATTTAATAGAGCTATAGTAGCTAGATTAATGGATCTATGTAAAGCAAATAATATAGATGCTGTTAACTTAGTAGACACTCAAGAAGATGTACCTTTATCTTATAGAACAGATAAAGCAAACTCACTTGCTAAATCCTCTGGAAAACCTTGTATATATGTAAGCATACATGCAAATGGTTTTGATCAGGAGTCTGCAAATGGTTGGTCAGTGTATACATCTCCAGGAGAAACAAAATCAGATGGGATTGCTACAATTCTTTTTGAGAAATCTATGAGAGAATTTCAAGGAGAGTACATGAGAAAAGATACTACTGATGGTGATCCTGATAAAGAGTCAAACTTTTGGGTGCTTGTAAATACTACTATGCCTGCAATACTTTCTGAGAACTTCTTTATGACTAACTCAGATAACTGCCATAAGTATCTTCTTTCAGAGGATGGTAGAGATAGAGTAGCTAAGATTCATTTTGAAATGATTCAGCAGGTAGAAGCTGAGAATAAAGTTTAATTAAAAGTTCATAGGTTTAATTAATTTATCGAAGAGACCTAGGTTTAATTACCTAGGTTTTTTTATTTAAACTTCTGTGGTTTAAACTTTATTTGTATATTTGGTTAAATAAAAATTTAAACCAATGGAAAACCCAGAAAATTTATCACCAGAAGAATTGACAGCTAAGAAGGAAGAAATGCTTCAGTTCTATAAAGAATCAATGCCTTATTTAGAAGCTCAACTTAAGTATGAAAAAATGCTATCAGAGATAGATGAAATGAGACTTAAAAGAACTCAAATTCAAATGGCATATGCTCAAATGATGGCTCCCCCTCAAGAAGATTCAATGCGTGAGCCAGAGGATGAAATGCCTAAAGTTTCTAAAAAAAGAAAACTTAAAACAGAAGCATAATGGCTGTTGTTAAACGAGTTCAGAAAAAAGTAGTAATGTCCAGAAAAGATGTTATTAAGTTTCAATTAATTACTCACTGTTATTTAAATAAAATAACGGTGAGTAACTCTGATCTTGAATGTTTAACATTACTTAGTTCTACAGGACCTATAGAAATTGCTCATTTTTGTTATGATGCTGCGGATGAGCAAAAGATATTTAAGTCTCAACAAACAGTTAGAAATTGTATTAATAAATGCATAAAGTTTAAGCTTGTAGTAAGAGATTCTAAAAATAAAAAACTTGTTCATCTAAATCCTAAATTAAACATTGAAACTTTAGGCTCTATATTTTTAGATTATAATTTTCTTGCTAAATGAAACCTACAAAAGCTAATTCTTTATGTCAAGAACTATCTGAACAAGATGATTTATCAAAACATCTTGTAGAAAATTTAGTTGATTTTTACTATAAAAATGTTAGAACTTTACTAAGTGAGTTATATCATCCAAGAATAAACATTACAGGCTTAGGTGTATTTACAGTTAGAGAAGGAATTATTAAAAAAGCCATTCCTAGATTTGAAAGATATTTATTAAGTCATGATACATCTACATATTCTGCATATTACAATAAAAAAATGCTAGAAGAAAAAATAGAATTTTTAAATTGTATAAAAGAACAAATTAATTCTGAAAAGAAAAGAAAAGAAGAATTTAAAAAAGTTAAAAATGGATCTAAAAAAGATTTGGAAAAATAGAAAAGAAATTTATGAAGGGATTAAAAATTCTGTAATAAGAGATGATTTTGTAGAAGATGTTTCTGCTAAGAGAATGGCTATTTGCATTGAATGTCCTGAAATAGATAGAAAAGGTTCTAAATGTGAAGTATTAGGTACACAACCTTGCTGTGGTGAGTGCGGTTGTTCACTAGGTTTTAAAACAAGAGCTTTATCTACAGAATGTCCATTAGGAGAATGGAAAGCTATAATGACAGAGGATGAAGAAGATAAACTTGGTGAGCTATGAGTATAATATTTACAGAACAAGATCATAGTTACAAATCATCAAATGATGATAGTGCTATAGATTGGATGAGTGTAACAACCCTTACATCTTTTTTTAAAGAACCTTTTGATGCTAAAAAAGTAGCACAGAAAGTTTCTAAAAGAAAAAACTCTAAGTGGTATGGAATGACTCCTAAAAAAATTCAAGAAGTTTGGAAAAAAGAATCTGAAAGAGCAATGGCTCTTGGAACTTTCTATCATAATCAAAGAGAAGATGACTTATGTTCATTAGCTTCAATTGAAAGAAATGGGATTACTGTACCTGTTTTTACTCCTATTATAAAAGATAAGGGTGTTAAAATTTCTCCAAAGCAAAAATTAGATCCAGGTGTATATCCAGAACATATGGTATATTTAAAATCTGCTGGCATATGTGGACAATCAGATCTAGTAGAAGTTCTTGAAGGAAAAGTATATATCATAGACTATAAGACTAATAAGGAAATAAAGATGCAATCTTATGTAGATTGGGAAGGTATATCACAAAAAATGCAATTTCCTGTTAACCACTTAGATGATTGTAATTTTAATCATTATGCTCTACAACTCAGTATTTATATGTATATTATAATAAAGCATAATCCTAAGTTAAGACCAGGTCCTATGTATATTCATCATGTTCAATTTGAGGAGGAATCAAAAGATGAACATGGTTATCCTATTACTAAATATACTAAAGAAGGGGATCCTGTATTAAAAGATTTAGTTCAAATACCTGTACCTTATTTAAAGGATGAAGTAATATCATTAATACATTATCTACATGATAATAGAAAAAAACTAAAAAAGAAATGATTGCAAAACTATTTGATATACAAAATGGCAAAGTAGTTCCAACAGAACATTGTTATACACTTAAGTCTCTTAAAGATATAATGGATAACTATCCAGATGATCATCTAAAAATCTATCAGTATTTATTTTACATGACATGTCCTAATCCAGATATGAACCCGTTCTTTCATACTCCTGAACATGAAAAAGAAGAAGTTATAATGAAAGAAGTAGATGGGGAGTTTTCTACAGAAGATGATGATGTATGGGCAGCGCTTAAGTTTTGTGAAAAGATGTATCAAACACCAACATCCAGAGCATATAAAGGTATTGCAGCTATGTTAGATAGATTAGGTAGATATATGGAAACTACACCTATTGAACACGGTAGAGATGGTAATATTAATTCTTTAGTAAATGCAGCTGCCAAGTATCAGCAAATTAGAGAATCATTTAAAGGTGCATATAAAGATCTTCAAGAAGAACAACAGAGCAATGTACGAGGTGGAATAGGCTTAGGGTATGATCAATGATACAGAAATATATCAAGATATTCCTACATGGGATAATGGTACATGGACTAGTACAGACTTTGATACTAGAGAAGACTTTGCAAGTTATGTAAGAAATCTATTTAAAGAACCTGGTCAGTACGCATTTGATAATACATCTTATGAATTTAATGTAGAAGCTACTAAGTTTAATACACAAGGTTTTTATTGTGCAGCTCCTTTTAAATCAAGAGACTTTATTAACTACTGGGAAGGAGAAAAGAAAAAATGTAGAAAAGGTGTAATATATAAATCAAAAGATAAGGTTTGGTATATCGCAAGGGACTACTACATGTGGTTAAACTTCTTACCAATCTTTAACAAGGAGATTCAAAAGTTTGGATTTGCTGATATTAGAGATGCTCAATATCATATGGCCTTATATGAAATGCTAGCAGAGTTAAATTTTAAGCATGTAGCTATTCTAAAAAAAAGACAGATAGCTTCTTCTTATTATCATATGGCAAAGCTTATAAACCAGCAATGGTTTGAACCAGGGGTAACTCTTAAGATAGGAGCTAGCCTTAAAGATTACATAAATGAAAAAGGATCCTGGAAGTTTCTAGATGAGTACGCAGCATTCTTAAATGAACACACCGCATGGTATAGACCAATGAATCCCAGTAAGGTAATGATGTGGCAGCAAAAGATTGAGGTCAGAAAAGGTAATAGAAAAACTGAAGTAGGTCTAAAAGGAACTATACAAGGTATGTCATTTGAGAAAGATCCTACAAATGGAGTAGGGGGTCCAGTAAAATACTTTTTTCATGAGGAAGCTGGTATAGCACCTAAGATGGATAAGACCTATGAGTACATGAGACCAGCAATGAGATCAGGACTTACTACTACAGGACTATTTATAGCCGCAGGATCCGTAGGTGACCTGTCACAATGCAACCCTCTTAAGGATATGATTCTTAATCCAACTTCTAAAGATGTTTACGCTGTAGAAACTAATTTAATAGATCACAAAGGTACTGAAGGTATGTCAGGTTTATTTATTCCTGAACAATGGTCTATGCCTCCGCACATAGATAAATATGGTAATTCTAATGTAAAAGAAGCCGTAGTAGCTTTGCAAAAACAATTTGATCATTGGAAAAGAGAATTAAATCCAGAAGACTACCAGCTTAGAATATCTCAGCATCCAAGAAACATTAAAGAAGCATTTGATAATAGATCAGTATCAGTATTTCCTACACATCTTCTTTCTGCACAAGCTCGAAGAATAGAAGAAAAAGAATATGGATATGAGTTTTTAGATATATTAACAGATGCTGACGGTAAACCAAAAGTTGTAAAAAGCAATAAACAACCAATAAAAGATTTTCCAGTAAATAAAAAGACTGAAGATAAAACGGGCTGTCTTGTAGTATGGGAAAGACCTAATAAAGAAAAACCAGACTTTGGAAGTTACTATGCTTCTATTGACCCCGTAGCTGAAGGTAAGACTACAACATCTGATTCATTATGTTCTATATATGTAATGAAGAACTCTGTAGAAGTTACTAAAGTAACAGGTACTGAAACAGAAACTTATATAGAACAAAGTAAAATTGTAGCTGCATGGTGTGGAAGATTTGATGATATCAAACAAACTCATCAAAGACTAGAGCTTATAATAGAATGGTACAACGCATGGACTGTAATAGAGAACAACATTTCTTTGTTTATTAATTACATGATAAGTAGAAAGAAACAAAAGTATCTAGTTCCTAAAAGTCAAATAATGTTCTTAAAAGATCTAGGTGCTAATAAGAATGTATTCCAGGAATATGGTTGGAAAAATACAGGTACTTTATTTAAATCACACCTTCTTAGTTATGGGATAGAATTTGTAAGAGAAGAACTTGATCAAGAAACAAAAGAAGATGGTACTGTTGTAAAAACAACATATGGAATAGAAAGAATTCCTGATCCAATGCTTATAAAAGAAATGCAAGAATATGCAGATGGAGTCAATGTGGATAGATTAGTATCATTTGTAGCTCTTGTTTCTTTTATGAGAATACAAGAATCTAACAGGGGATATGCTAAACAAGTTATAAGGGATGACGCAGCTAAAAAGTTGCAAAAGTCAGAAAATTTGTTTAAATTAAATAGTAGTCCGTTTAGACATATGGGCAGAAAAGGTAGAGCATCAAAAGGTAGAGGTTTTAAAAAATCTGCTTTTAAAAATATTAAATAAAAAATATGCAGGTATTTAACGCACTTCAATTAAAAAAAGGAGCTAAATCAGAACAAAATAGAATTGGTTCTGTTACTCAACCTTTACAATTTTTACCTAAAAAGAAAAAAGATGCAGAATGGGCAGCTTGGAATTTAGATTGGCTAGAGTGGAATGGTTTAAAGCAATTGCGTAGAAACGGAAGAAGACTTTCTAAAAATTATAAACTTGCAAAAGGCCATATTGATAGATCTGATTACATAGTTGAAGAGGATAATGAAACAAGAACTATTGTTGACTTGCTGACTCAAAGTGATGAAGGTTCTGCATTAGAATTAAAATTTTATCCTATAATCCCAAATGTAATAAATGTATTAGTAGCTGAGTTTGCTAAAAGATCTACTAAACTTACTTACAGAGCAGTTGATGAATTCTCATATAATGAAATGCTTGAGCAAAAAAGAGCTATGGTAGAGGAGGTTCTGTTAACACAAGCTTCTACTAAAGTTACTGCAGCATTATTAGAACAAGGTTTAGATCCAGACTCTGAAGAAGCGCAAGAACAACTTAGTGGTGATAAGTTAAAAAGTCTTCCTGAAATAGAAATGTTTTTTAAAAAGAGTTATAGATCTATGATTGAAGAGTGGGCAACTCATCAGCATAAGGTAGATATGGAAAGATTTAATATAGATGAACTTGAGGAAAGAGGTTTTAGAGACATGCTTATTACTGATAGAGAATTTTGGCATATGAGAATGATGGAAGATGACTATGAAGTAGAACTTTGGAATCCTCTTTTAACTTTTTATCATAAGTCTCCTGATCAAAGATACATATCAGATTGTAACTGGGTTGGTAAAAGTGATATGATAACTGTATCAGACGCAATTGATAAGTATGGATATCTTATGGATGAAGACCAGTTAAAATCTTTAGAGTCTATATATCCTGTAAGAGCAGCTGGTTATAATATTACGGGTTATCAAAATGATGGTAGTTTTTATGATGCTACTAAATCTCATGAGTGGAATACTCAAAGACCATCTTTAGCAATGAGACAATATACTAGCTTTATGGGTCAAGAAGGTATTACAGATGGTAATGATGCTGTTCAACAAATACTTGCTCAAAGTGAAGATTATAAAGATGATGGTAATGCTTACTTAGTAAGAGTTAGTACAGCATATTGGAAGTCACAAAGAAGACTTGGTCATCTTACTAAAGTTAGTGAGCAAGGAGAAGTAATAACTGAAATAATTACAGAAGATTATCAAATAACTGATAAACCAATATATGATACAAGATTGTTTAAAAACAAATCAAAAGATAATATTGTATTTGGTGAGCACATAGATTGGATATGGATTAATGAAGTTTGGGGAGGTATTAAAATAGGTCCCAATTTACCAAGTTACTGGGGTATGAATACTTCTGATGGATTTACTCCAATGTACTTAGGTATAGATAAACCAAATCCAGGACCACTTAAGTTTCAATTTAAAGGTGACAATTCTTTATATGGTTGTAAGCTTCCCGTAGAAGGAGCTGTATTCTCAGATAGAAATACAAAGTCTACAGCTTTAGTAGATCTTATGAAACCATTTCAAATAGGTTATAACATTGTTAATAACCAAATGGCAGACATATTAGTAGATGAATTAGGTACAGTTATAATGCTTGATCAAAATACACTACCTAAACATTCATTAGGTGAGGATTGGGGTAAAGGTAACTTAGCCAAAGCTTATGTAGCAATGAAAGATTTTCAAATGCTGCCCCTGGACACTTCTATTACAAATACAGAAAATGCATTAAACTTTCAGCATTTTCAGAAACTTGATTTAGATCAAACTAATAGGCTTATGTCTAGGATTCAACTAGCTAATTATTTTAAGCAACAAGCTTATGAAGTAATAGGTGTTAATCCACAAAGAATGGGTCAACAAATTTCTCAGCAAACTGCTACTGGTGTAGAACAAGCTGTAAATGCATCATATGCTCAAACAGAAATGTATTTTATTCAGCATGCAGATTATTTAATGCCAAGAGTTCATCAGATGAGAACAGACTTAGCGCAATATTATCATAGTACTGCTCCATCTACAAGATTGAGTTACATTACATCTGCTGATGAAAAAGTTAATTTTGAAATTAACGGTACAGATATGTTAATGAGAGATTTAAATATATACTGTAGCACAACTGCAAATCATAGAGCTGTATTAGAACAACTTAAGCAAATGGCAATGCAAAATAATACTACAGGTGCTAGCATATATGATCTTGGTAAAATTGTACAGTCAGATTCTATTGCTGAATTAAATGCTGCTATGAAAGATTCAGAAGCAAAACAGCAAGAGCAAAAGCAACAAGAAATGCAGTCTCAACAACAAATGCAAGAACAGCAAATTCAAGCTCAACAACAAGAACAACAAGCTGAAAGAGACTTTAAAGTTACAGAAGCTGAAAAAAGAGATCGTAAGGATATTCTTATTGCAGAAATTAGAGCTGCTGGTTATGGTTCAATGATGGACATTAATCAAAATGAACAATCTGACTATCAAGATGCTATGGCTGATATTAGAAAAACAGATCAATATCAGCAGCAAACTCAAATGCAAAGAGAGAAGCAAGCTAATGATATGATTAAACATAATCAAAAAATGAGCATTGAAGAACAAAAGATTCAAGCTCAAAGAGATGTAGCTAATAAACAACTAGAAATAGCTAGAGAAAATAAAAACAAATATGATGATAAATCATCAAAACCAAATAAGAAAAAATAGTTTAGCTATATAATGCAAAATTTTTAATAAAAGTTTGTAAATAATTTTAAATTTTTAAGATTTATTTTAGTATATTAAAGTAATAACCAACAAAAACAATATATGTCAGAAGAATTAAATGAGGAAACTCAAACACAAGATACTACAACGGTAGAAGAAGTAGATGTAAATATTGATGAAATATTTGGAAACCTAGGAGCAGAAAATGTAATGCTACCTGAAGAAGAAAAAAAGTCAAACATCTTTTCTAAACCAGAACAAGTTGACACTTCGTTCATTGACAAGCCTGAAACAACTACAACTGAAACTCCTCAAAAGGAAATGACAGCTGAAGAGAAGATTCAATCAACTCCAGATTCTGTAGTAGATGAAGCTTTAGCTGAGTTAGATGATGCAATTGCAGAAGAAGAATCTGGAGATGGTAAAACTGGTAGACGTAAAACAGATAAAAATGGTTTACACGAGTTAGCTGCTAAGATGATAGAGGAAGGTACTCTATTTGGATTTGATGATGATAAAGATTTAGAAGATTATACTACTAAAGATTTTAGAGAATTATTTGAAGCCAACTTCCAAGAAAGAGAAAGTAAAATTAGACAAGATACTCCTAAAGAATTCTTTCAATCACTTCCTGATGAATTGAAAGTAGCTGCAAAATATGTAGCAGATGGTGGTACAGATTTAAAAGGTTTATTTAGAACTCTTTCCCATGTAGAAGAAGTTATTGAATTAGATGCTTCTAATCCTGACCATCAAGCTAGAATTGCAAGACAGTATCTTACTGCTACTAACTTTGGTACAGCTGAAGAAATAGAAGAAGAAATAGAAACTTGGGAAGATTCAGATAGATTGGGTAAAAAAGCAAATCAGTTTAAACCCAAATTAGATAAGATGCAAGAAAAGATTGTTGCTCAACAATTAGCTCAACAAGAGAATAAGAAAAGGCAACAAGAACAGCAAGCTTCTGTATATATGGATAATGTGTACAATACACTCTCTCAAGGTAAACTTGGTGATCTTAAGTTAGATAAGAGAGTTCAGAATCATTTATATTCTGGATTAGTTCAACCTAATTATCCTTCTATATCTGGTAAGCCTACTAATTTATTAGGACACTTACTTGAAAAGTATCAGTTTGTAGAACCAAGACATGACCTTATTGCAGAAGCACTATGGTTACTTTCTGATCCTAACGGATATAAAGAAAAAATTAAAGGTCTAGGAAGTCAGGCAGCTGTAGCAGATACGGTTAGAAAACTAAAAACTGCACAGTCTAAAAAGAATGTTAGTTCTTCTACTCCAGTTAGTGAAGAATCAACAAAAAGAAGAAAAGGTACAAAATCAACAGTACAAAGAAAGAACAATATGTTCAAAAGATTTTAATTAGTAAACAAATAAAAACAAAATAAATAATGGCAACTCCAGTATTAAACAATGGTATCTTTCTACGGGATACAGCGTACAACGCAAGTTCACACGTAGATTCTTATCACTTGGTTAACATGTTGAAGGATGCAGAACCAATGGACTTAGGTCCTGTGGACCTATGGGCTATGTCCCAGAAGGTAGAAATGCCCCTTTATCAAATGTCTAGCTTTGGTGGGAAAAATGTAATTATGGTAGACAATGCTCGTGGTGAGTATAAATGGCAAACACCAGTCTCAAATGATCTTCCTTATATTATTGAAGATATTGAAAATCCTGAAGCAGTTCTTGGTGTAGATGGTTCAACTTTCCGCATTAAAATAAGCCGTAGAGAATTTGGTCATGGTGACATTATTACTTATGACAAGTACAATGGTACTGAACTTTACATTACAGAGGATGATATTCTTCCAATGGGTGATGGGTTTATCTATACTGTTCAGCTTGTTAATAATAACACTGCTGCATCTTTAGATAGAGCATTTTTAGCTAATGGAACTAAGTTTTTTAGAAAAGGTTCTGCTAGAGGTGAATATGGAGAAAGATTCTCTGATATTACAACAAAAACTGGTTTCCGTGAATTCTACAACTATGTAGGTGGAGCAGAAGCACACGTTCACTATTCAGTTTCTTCTAGAGCTGATCTTATGATCAAAGGTGGAATGAATGCTGATGGTACTGTACCAGTAACTGAAATCTGGAGAACTTCAAGTGATAGTATGGATCCTTCTGTAACTTCTTTAGAAGATATGGTAAAAGTAATGGGTAAAGATAAAGTAAGAAGAGCTGTTGATAATGGTGATCTTTCTAGAACTTTCCTTACTCAAATGGAATCTGCTCACTTAACAAAAGTAGCAAATGACATCGAGTCTTACCTAATGTGGGGACAAGGTGGTAGAGTTAGACAAGACGGACCAGATGATTTAAGATTATCTGTAGGTCTTTGGGCTCAACTTGATAACTCTTTCAAAAGAGTATACAATAAGAATAACTTTAACCTAGACTTATTCCGTTCTGAGATTTATAACTTCTTTAATGGTAAAGTTGAATTCCAGGGTCCAGATCCAAAAAGACAATTGATTGTCCAAACTGGTATGGGTGGAATGAGAATGGTTAATGAAGCTATCAAGCGTGAGGCTGTAGCATCAGGACTTGTAATTCAAGCTGCTGATATAGGTGCA